CAGCGGCACAGAAGCAGACACTGGAAACTTTTAGATTTGTCACATACAACATTAAGTATATGGGGGAGTGGGATGAGGATGGAGGGCATTTCCATATCATAGATAACAATAACGAACATTCGGTAAAAGCTGAAATCAGCGGAGGTCTGATTGAGCTGAATGCCATGGCAACAAATCCGGATGTACAGGATTCCTTTAACTGCAATATTGCTATTGCAGATGAAATCCATGCGTTTAAAAAGCCGAAGCAGTATACGCTGTTTAAAGAGGCTATGAAGGCATACAGAAACAAATTGATGATAGGTATTTCCACGGCAGGAGACGATCCTAACGGATTCCTGGCGCAGCAGGTAGAGTATGGAAAAAAAGTTCTGGATAAACAGATTGAAAACGAACAGTATTTTTTCTTTATCTGCGAGGCGGATCCGGTAAAAAATGAAGAAGGAAAGGAATACATAGATTATACCAATCCTGTAACCCATGAGATGGCGAATCCGGCCTACGGAGAATCAGTACAGCCGGAAGAGTTGATGGAAGAAGCAAAGCAGGCCCAGGATAACCCACAGCTTAGAAAAGAATTTTTTGCAAAATCCCTGAATGTGTTCACAAGTGCCATGGAAGCGTATTTTGATATGTCTGTGGTGCGGTCTTCGGATGAAAAGTATAACTGGACACTGGAAGAACTGGCAAAGCTGCCGATTAAGTGGTATGGAGGTGCGGATCTGTCGAAGATGCATGACCTGACAGGAACGGCGCTTCATGGGCGGTATAAAGATGTGGACATATCGATCACACATGCTTTTATGCCGGTTGTGCAGGCAAACCTGAAAGCAGATGAAGATCATATCCCGTTTTTCTGGTGGGAAGAAATGGGATGGCTGACGTTATGCAATGGCGGTGTGATTGATTATGAAGAACCTGTAAAGTGGTTCTTAAAAATGAAAGCCATGGGGTTCAAAATCAAGTGGGTGGGATATGACCGTAGATACAGCCGGGAATTCATACTGAAGATGAAAAAAGCCGGATTTAAGGTTATGGATCAGTCACAGAGATATGTAGAAAAAACAGAAGCTTTTCGCGAGGCGGAGAAACAGTATATCGCACAGAAGTTTTATTACTGTCATAACCGGGCTTACGAATACTGCATAGAGAATGTAAAAGCTGCAGAGGATTCTGATGATTTTGTCCGGTTCGAAAAAATACAGCCAAATCTGAGGATTGACCTTTTTGATGCGGATATCATTGCGATTAAACAGATGATGAAGGATCTGGAGAAAATGCAGAGAACAGAAAGCTGGTTTGGTGTGGGAAAGAAGGGAAATGAAAATGAGTAAGAAAAAGAACAATAAAAAGAAAACAAGGGCAGAACCTAAGGGGACTGCATGGCTGGTATCAGATGAAGCATACCATACCCTGTGCTGCGCAAATTACACACGGCTCAGCGATAATCCGGAAATACAGGCAGCGGTCAATAAGATCTGCGATCTGATCTCATCTATGACCATACATCAGATGCAGAACACAGAAAATGGAGATATAAGGATAAAAGATGGAATTTCCCGCATGGTAGATATCACTCCGAATCCATATATGACCAGAAAGACATTTGTTTCTGCCATTGTAAGAACTCTTCTTCTGGAAGGTGACGGAAACAGTGTGGTAATACCGAAAACAAAAAACGGATATCTGTATAGTTTAAATCCGGTTCCGCCTGGATATGTGTCGTTTGTACCGGATGCAGCAGGATACGGATATCACATTTTAATCCATGGACAATCCTGTGATCCGGATGAAATCCTGCATTTTGTTATCAATCCCTCTGTGGAATACCCGTGGAAAGGAACGGGATACCGGGCGGCTTTAAAAGATATTGCCAAGAATCTGAAGCAGGCATCTGAAACCAAAAAAGGGTTTATGGAAAGTAAATGGAAACCTCCGGTGATTGTAAAGGTGGATTCTACAGCGGATGAGATCGCAAATCCGGAAGGAAGAAGCAATATCCTGAAAGAATATATAGAAACCACCGATGCCGGAGAGCCGTGGGTAATTCCTGCGGATACGATTGAAGTGACCAGTATCAAACCTCTCAGCTTGAACGATCTGGCGCTTTCGGATGGAGTAACATTGGATAAAAAGACCGTGGCAGCGATTCTGGATGTTCCGGCTTTTCTGGTGGGAGCAGGTGATTACAAGGAGGCAGAATGGAATAATTTTATCAATACCAGAATCCGCCCACTCTGCAATGCCCTGGAACAGGAACTGACCAGAAAAATCCTGATCAGTACAGAACGGTACTTTAAATTTAATGTACGAAGTCTGTACAGCTACGATATTGAAAAACTGGCAAATGTAGGATGCAACCTTTATACCAGAGGGATCATGAGCGGAAATGAAGTAAGGGACTGGACAGGGCAGTCCCCAAAAGAAGGACTGGATGAACTGATTATTCTGGAAAATTATATCCCTCAGGGAATGATCGGAGATCAGAAAAAACTGAAACAGAAGGGAGGGGGAGAAGATGAATGAAAATAAAAGAACTTTCTATCAGACCAGAAGTGCGCATTCCGCATTTGAAACCAGGGCAGAGGAAAATGGAAAAAAATATATCAGCGGATATTTTGTAGTGTTTAATTCGGAGTACGAAATATGGCCGGGAGCGGTGGAAACAGTAGCAGACACTGCTTTTGACGAAGCTCTTTCGGATGATATCCGTTGTCTGATCGACCATGAGACAAGACTGGTACTGGGAAGAAATAAAGCAAATACCCTGACGCTAAAAGCGGATTCCAGAGGTCTGTGGGGAGAAGTGGAAATTAATGAAAATGATCAGGATGCCGTGAATCTGTATGAAAGGGTTAAGCGGGGGGATGTAGACCAGTGCAGTTTTGGGTTTGATATTCTGGATGAAGAATTTGAGGACCGTGGAGACACCGTAAAGTGGACAATTAAGAAAGTAAAACTATATGAAGTTTCCATAGTTACTTTTCCGGCCTATGAAGATACTTCTGTCAGCGCAAGAAAACGGCAGCTGGGTGAAATGAAAAAACGCAGTATTGAGGCATGGAAGCATAAGACACTGAAAAAACTGAAAGGAGAAGCATAATGGCTTTAAAAGTATTATTACTCAGAAACAAACTGGATTCCAGAAAGAAGAAACTGGATGAATTAAGAGAAAAAGAACAGGAATTTGAAAAACGGGAAGCAGAATTAGAAGATGCCATTGAAGAAATGACAGAAGAGACACCAGAGGAAGAACGGGATGTGGTGGAACAGCAGGCAGAACGCTTCCAGACGGAAAAAGATACCTATGAAAAAGAAAAAAAAGATCTGGAAACTGAAATTGCTGGTATTGAAGAAGAAATCCGGACAGAAGAGGAAAAACAGCCCAGACCGGAAAAGAAAGAAAAAAGAGAAAAAGGAGAAGGAAAAATGGAAACAAGAAGAATGGAACATGGCGTATTTTTCGGTATGAACATGCAGGAAAGAGATGCCATGATGGCAAGGGAAGACGTAAAAGGGTTCATGGAACAGGTACGTGAATGTATTAAAAACAAAAGAGCGCTTACGAATGTAGGGATTACTATTCCGGATATTATGCTGCCGATGATCCGTCAGGTGACAACAGAAAGTTCGAAGCTGATGAAATATGTAACAGTAAGACCGGTGAGCGGAACATCCAGGAAGAATATCATGGGAGAAATTCCGGAAGCCATCTGGGATGAAATGTGCGCTTCCATTAAAGAACTGGATCTTGCTTTCTATAACATGGAAATGGATGGATACAAAGTATCCGGTTATTTTGCGGTATGTAATTCTGTTTTAGAAGATTCTGACGTATCTCTTGCAGCGGAATTGATCAATGCGTTGGGAAAGGCAATTGGAAAAGCAATCGACAAAGCGATTCTTTATGGAAAAAATGTAAAAATGCCAATGGGAATTGTAACCTCTCTTTTAGCAACGGAGGCGCCAGACGGATATCCTGCTACTGGAAGAGAATGGGAGGATCTCAGCACTACCCATGTCATTACCGGAAAACAGACATCCGGCGTGAAACTGTTTCAGGAAATTGTAACGGAATCGGGAGTGATTGACAATGACTATGACACAGAAGAGATTGTGTGGGTTATGAATAAGAAAACCCATACAAAATTAGTTGCAGAATCCATGGGAGCGAACTCTGCAGCAGCCATTACTGCAGGAATGAACAATTCAATGCCGGTAATTGGCGGAGCAATTGTGGAATTAAAATATATTCCGGATGATACGATTATTTTTGGATATTTTAAAAATTAT